CGAGTCTCCTTATAGAAATCAGAAAGAGCAGGTACCTATTAATATGTATGTGATTTGCCATGACCCTTACGGTCAAAACAAATCTGCCGATAGTGCGTCCCTCGGTGCGGCGTATGTACTTAAGCGCCCAAACAATCTTTCACAGCCAGACGATCTTATTGTAGCCAGTTATGTGGGGCGGCCAGATACTCAAGATGATTATAATAGAAACCTGTTCTTATTAGCAGATTACTATGGATGTAAGATTGGGTTTGAGAATGATCGTGGGGAAGTGATACCTTATGCTAAGAGGCACAGAAAATTACATAAACTACAGGAGGAGTTTGAGATGCTAGATAAAAGGGACCTCAGATCTAAGACCGTGAAGAGACAGTATGGGATGCATATGACAGAGCCCCGTAAAAGGCAGGGAGAAATATATATAAGGGACTGGTTAAATACTCCTAGATATACTGATGAGAATGGAAAGATTACATTAAACATCCATAAAATATATGATCCTGCTCTTCTTACAGAGTTAATAAAGTTCAACCATAAAGGTAACTTTGACCGTGTGATGGCTCTTATGATAGGTATGTATCACACAAGAGAGCTATATAATGCTGAAATAAAAGATATTCTAGAAGATAGAGCCGCAGATAAATGGTTTGATTCAAACTATTATTAGTGATATACTAGTAAAGAAACTTAGAAAATAATCTTATTATCGCAGGTAAGGATAATTTTTGTATATTTGTAGATCATGGGCTACGACAACATTCCTCGACAGAAACTGTCGATCAAAAAGAAAGATAAAAAATGGAGAGAAGGATGCGTAGAAGCATTCATCAATCTTTCTGACCAGGGCACTGGCTATACTTCACATAAGGACGATCTCAAAAGATTGTACGATTATTACAACGGTACCATAGACGAGGGGGACTATACACATGTCCTTAAGCCTTACGGTAAGTCTAGAAAGAACTTCCCATCTCAGATGCGGAACTATCCTATCATTAAGCCGATTATCGATCTTTTATTGGGGGAGAAGTCTAAGCGTCCGATGAACTTTAGTGTTGTAGTTAAAAATGCAGACTCTATAAGTCTAAAAGAAGAAGCTAAAAAAGAAGCTATCCTTCAGGGTCTCAAGCAAAGGTTTGCTAATGAGATGAACGCCAAAGGAGCAAATACTGGGATGGAGACTCAAGAAGTGGAGCTCCCTAAACATATTGCCGACCAGTTCGAAGCTACATACGTAGATAATAGAGCTATCAAAGGCCAGCAGGCTATGAACTATATCTTAACAGAGCAAGAAGTTGAGGATAAGTTAGATAAAGCATGGTTCCATTTTCTTATATCTGGAGAGTGTTACACTCACAGAGGTGTAAGACAGTCTGAGCCATTTTATGATGTTTTAAATCCAATCGATGTTGATTATGATAAAGATCCTGATGTGGAGTTTGTGGAAGATGGTGATTGGGCTATGGTGCGTAAATATGTGCATGCCTCTACTGTTGTTGATCATTACTACGATAGTCTCACGGAAGAACAAGTACTAGAACTAGAAGAGCCCAGAAATTCTGAGGCAGATTCATATCTTCTATATTCAAGTGCAGCAGGTAAGAGCCCGAACTCTTATAGAAGCCGATTGATAGAAGTTATCAACGTGTACTGGAAATCAAGAAAAAGGATAGGTTTCTTATCATATTTGGACCCCAATACAGGAGTCCCCGAAGAGCAGATGGTAGACGATGGGTTCAAAATGCCTATGGAACTTAAGGAGATGGGAGGTGTTATAGACTGGAAGTGGGTAAATGAAGTTTGGGAGGGCACAAGAATAGATGGAAGGATGATAATTAATATTAATCCTATATCTAACCAAAGACTATCAATAGATAACCTATCATCATGTAAGCTTCCTATCAATGGTAGAAAGTATTCAGATGTTAACGCGGTTAATATCTCATTAGTATCTCTTGGAATACCTTTCCAGTTAACTTATAATATCTCCAAGTACAGATTAGAGTTAGCAGTTGCTAGAAGTAAAGACATTATTGCTCAGTTTGATATTAATATGATCCCAAAGAAATGGGACATGGACAAGTTCATGTACTATGTAGAAGGGTCAGGTATTGCTTGGGTAGATTACAATAAAGAAGGTATCCAACTTAATCCTCAACACCAGTCAGTGTTAGACATGTCAATACAGACTATTGATCAGTATATAATGCTGCTAGAGTCTATCATGCTAGAATGGGAGAAGTTATCCGGTGTAAACCGCCAACGTCAGGGACAAATTGGATCGTATGAGGGTAAGGCTACATCACAACAAGCAATCGTACAGTCGTCTCATATTACAGAAGATTTATTTAAAAAGTTTAATAGAATGGAGGCGAGGGACATGCAAGCCCTCCTTGATTATTCTAAAGAAGCTTGGCATACAGGTAAGAAAGCCGCATTCATGATGCCAGACGGTACTCAAGAGTTTTTAGATTTAGAAAGTGTAGCCCACATGGAATCTAACTATGGTATATTCATGACCGACTCAGGGAAGGAGCAGGAGAAGTTTGACATGGTCAAAAACTTAGCTCAATCTATGATCCAAAACGGAGTGCCAGCTTCTACAATCGTAGAGATGCTAGATTCAGAGAGTTTTGCTACTATTAAAGCAAAAGTTGGTCTAGCGGAAAAGCAAATGGAAGAGCTACAAGCTCAACAGCAAGAAGCTCAGAACGAAATAGAGAAAGCTAAACTGCAGGGAGAGAAGGAAGGCAGAGATAACGACAACATGAATAAAGAGAGGGATCGCGAGACCCAGATCGAAGTTGCTAAGATTCACGCCGAAGATAACAACGCTCGAGTAGAGATGGATGGCACTAAGCATGCTAAAGATGTAGAGGTAAAAGCTAAAGACTCGGATACTAAACAATCTCAAGCCGAAGAACAAGCTAGATCTAATAAGGCTAACGAAAGTATTAAACGTACTGAAGCTGGAATTAAAAATAAAGAAGCTAGTACAAAAGCTAAAGTGGCTAAATCTGCTAATAAGAATAAATAATGCTAAGCTCTGAGGAGAAACTAGATATTATTAAGGGGGCACTAGCTTCTGGCCATAAGGGTTCTATTGGAGACCTTATCAATCAACAGGAGGCACAGGCATCTGGTGTAGACCAAATTGCCGATACTCCAGCAAAAGCCACTAACGGACTGCGGGGGCAACCTGAGGGATCAAGTATGTCCTTCCCAAACTCTTCTGGAGATTTTAATACAATGGGTATGACTCATCCAATCGACATGAAGAAGGTCGATAAGAAAGGTAATGTTGTAGCATCCTATGAGTCGGTTCCTCCTGGTATTGAAAATATACCTATGGGTGATGATGTGGGGACTGTTATAGAAACTCCCGGCACATATAAAAAAGGAGGATTTAAGACTGGGGGAAATCGTATGCAATATGCAGGTCCCAGAACAGACGGACCTAGAGTAGAACCTCTTAACGACGCGGAGATGTCACTTAAGATTTATAACGAGGCCAACTCAGGTAATACTGCGGCCCAAAGAATGATTAAGGACGAAGGACAGAGGATGCAGATACCTGAAGTAGACGGTGTGTCTACACACTATATGTCTGCGTGGGATAATTATGCAGTTCCAACTGTTCAAGAAAAGTATCCTGGTGGCCCATTAACGTACGATCCAAATCCTGCCCCCAGTAAGAAGGACTTTAAATTTGATACTGACGAGCAGGCTGACTTTTTCGCTAAACACTATAAAACAGCATCTGCTTCCAAAGCTTTTCACAGAAAGGGAGGAGTTAGATCTCATGATACCTATCTAAGTAAACGTTTTGCTACAGGAGGAGATTCTGGGGAAGAGGAAGATGACAAAGAAGAGGACGAGCCTAATTGGTTTGAGTCTACCTTAGACTATGTAGGTGGCGCAGCTCGAGACGTTCTTAATAATGTGGTTCCGTCAAATGCAAGGCAACTTATTTCCGATGTAACTGGCATAGGCTCTCAAGATATTGATGAGACTACTATTAGTGATAGAGAATCACAGGCCCTTCGAGATGCTATAGGGCAAGCTGGGGGTGGAAGGAGAGGAGTTATAGAATATAATGATTACCAAACCAGTGATCATAAGAATGACGATGTAGGTGGAACTTTTAGCGGCTCATTCTCTCCTTTGTTTAAGTACTTCAATCCTAGTTACTCTATGAAAACTACACTTGGCCAAGCAAGTTACAAGAAAAATAGAGATGGCACCTACTCAGTTACAGATCAATATAATTTTAATGATGCCACAGGTGAAGGATTTTCAGGAGTTATAGATGACTTTAATGAGGCGGAGGGTCTTGACAAAATTTCCCCCTACAGAATCCTTAGATCGGTTGGAAGAAACTATGGATCAGGTGAGGGTGAAGGTGGCAAGGTAAATATTAATGTAGGTCAATTGGCCCAGAATAAGACTGGAGGCAAAAGAATGCAAACTGCAGGTTTTAATAAACCAAAAGCGGATTCAAATTTAGATAATGAGGTATCTTATGAATCTAATCAAGCTTCTACCGAAGGTAAATCTGATTTTTTTGAGGGGGCTTCTATTTCTAATGCATTAAATTGGAGAAAAAATATAGCTAAAAATTTAAATCCTTATGGTTATCAAGATCCAGTTAGTAGGATCTGGAGTGCTGTAGTTCAAGACAAGGAAAGCCATCAAGGAAAAAAAGCGATAATAGGTGAGAAGAATGAGAGTAAGGAGGAACGAACAGATCTAATGCATATGATGCTGGGTTTAGACCAAGAGAATGACAGTATACTAGAATCTGAGTGGAAGCCCACGGAGGATGATGTTGTTTTTCCTAAAGATTCTGATGCAAAGTTCTATAGTTCTCCAGTGACTGAAGAACGTATTAGAAACAGCTTGTTGTCTCCTTCGGCCTGGGATACTGATTCAGAGGGTAACAATTCTATTTTTAATGTAGATAACCTTCTAGGGAAAAGGTATGGGAAAACTTTAGGTAATTTTTCTATAACTAAAGGGGAAGACGATGAGGGGTCTTATTTAGAATATAAAGATATATGGGATTTAAACCCACTTAGTGAGGGCCCAGGAGTAGTTAGAAATATAGAGAATGCAATTCAATCTGCTATGGGTATTGAACCTACTAAACTGTATGGGAGGGTATACTATGATCCTAAAACAGGAAAGACTACCAAAACAGAAAAGAAAGAGGGGGAAAAGGAAGAGAATGTAGATCGAGTAGCTCAGAATAAAACTGGAGGGCCCAGAATTAAACGTAAACAGACTTATATTTCTAAATATGGATATTAAGTGGTATATAATAATAACGACATAAAAACCCGTAAATCTATAAAAAATACGAGTATATTTTTCGTATTTTTGTAGGATTACATAAAAACAATATAGAATGGACCCAAGAGAACAAATCCAGCTGGATGACATTACCTTCGACGATGTAATCGGAGGGGATGGTATTGAGCTATCCCCTACAGATGATGTAGGAGAAATAGAAGCCCCTCCGGAGGCGGAACAAGAAGAACGCATAGAGAACGAAGATCGCCCAGAAGATGAAGCCGGGTATGACGACCAAGAGGATGTAGAGGATGAAAAAGAAGACGATAAAGAATTTGAAGAAGATGATGAAGAAGACGATGATTCCATCGTTGGCTCCGTTTTAGATAAACTAGGTTATGACGTAGATACTAAGTACGAGGATACTACAGAAGGACTAGTAGAATTAACTAAAGATATGGCCTCTCAAATGGCTAATGAGCAGATGGAAGATACTCTAGCTAGGTTTCCCTTAGTGAAAGATCATCTACAATATGTACTAGCTGGAGGAGAATCCCAGAATTTCATGACCGCCCATGATCCAAATATGGATTATAATAAACTTAGGATCGCAGAAAACGATATTCAAAGTCAAAAAGCTATCCTTGGTGATTATTTATCCACTAAAGGGCATGATAAAGAATTTATAAATGAGATGTTAGAAGATTTTGAGGATACAGGTAAGCTGTATCAAAAATCTGACGCAGCTCGTAGAGCGTTAGGTAATCATCAACAGGCTCAACGCCAGGAGATG